CCGGTATGGGAATCTATCCCCATATTTGCACCTGAACATAGTTCACGTGGTCGCGGATGGTAGCCGCTGCTATCAGATGTGATGTCGAACCAAGACTCCAATGAATTAGATTAGATTCATTGCTCTAAGGAGCTTGTATTCTTCTCTTTTCGTAATTTTGCCTAGAGGAGGCATCTTTGCGGTTGATATGCTTGAATTCACATACCAAGCGGATCATTTCGTAACCCAGTCTGATCAACTGGGTGGAGAGCTAAGCGAGTGATATAACCAACTGAGCTGACTGCTGGTTTAAGGTTCCAGCAGCGCCGAGGAGGAGGATTCGGAAATACACAGTGTCAGTACCATTCATTGGGAGAATCCCAACGAGGGCTGTACTTAAGTAGTTCGACACCTCCCCACCGGAGCTGGTAATGGAATAATATGAGGAGTTAGGATATTGAACACCGTTCTTAAAAGCACGGATGTCAATATAAAACGCCTCATTAGCCGAGTCAGAACAAGTCACAGTTAGTTCATATCTGTAACACCCCGCAGGCGGTGTAAAAATCCCTGCACTATACGCACCAGTCCAATTCAACGGGTCTTGAACAGGAACGGCAGCAACGTCAAACAAGACTTTTGCCGCAACGTTCGTTGTAAGACCGTGGTTAGTATTGGAATACACAAGAGATGTATTTAATGGGTAAGTCGCAGGAGAAGGAGTCAACTGGGGTACGAAAAACTCTATTTCGTATTCTACATAGATCTTACCGATATTGGGAGTCGTCGTAACATTATCAGTGGCAACAAAGAATGTACCACAGTCGAATGTCTTAATGTCTCCCGCTACAGCACAGGTTCTAACGAACTTGCGCGGCCCTAAGGCATGTAGCATACTCGGTTCGCATCGAAATGTAATCGATTCCCAGCACGCCGCTGTTGTCGCACCAGGGTGATCCATAAACTGGGTCTCCGTGGTGGGTGGCAAATCGGAAGCGTCGTAATCCGTCATCAACATGATGGCCCCAGCTTGAGAAGTGGGACAGAACGGAATGTAGACGAATCTGAGCGTCTTGAACCTATACTGTTCATAATTAGCAGCAATAGTAGACAACCAGGGAAAGGTTGTTGAATTACCAGGCTGTAGAACATACGAGTTCGAGATCGCAAAGGTAGTGTTGGAAGAAACCGCCGAGTTTATGAGTTCTCGGTGGCGGACACAGAAACCTCCTCCTTTTGAAGAAGAGGTAGCAGGGCCTGAACTTCGGGTGACAATACCGCGAGCCACAGGGGCAGAAGTAACTGCACCATCAGCTTTCGATAAAGACGCCTTCGCGCCGCGGAGCGACGGACCTGATGCTTTAGCAACTTTAACAGCCTTCCTTGCCAAAGCAGCACCCCCAGATAACAAAGCAGCATTAACAGCTTGTTTTGAGACTTGGGGTAAACTGCGAGACATAGCAGGCTGACGAAGTATAGCCAAGGCCAAATCCGTCGCGGAATTTCTAGCTCTACGTGTGAGCATTGGATAATGGGGTTTATGGTGATATGTATGGGATCCTACCTTCACCAAGGTACGACTATACATCTAACTAAATTAACACATTCCCGTGTAGTCTGTCGGCATTTATGCCCGAAGGCAATTTAGCACGGAATTATTGAGTTCCTAATCAAAGAACACCGTTTTGGGAATTTAATAGCTAGACCCCATGGTCAGGCTGCCCTGACCGGGCAGGCAGTTTTCTGTCATGCCCAGGACTTGTGGGCCCTACGAGCGCTTAAAAGCAACTTGTAGAGCCTGATGCTCAAGGATCTCCTTATCACTCAAACTCTGACTCAAAGGTCCGGGGTTCTCTTGATAGCGTTTAAAGGCGCGTAGAACACTCCGAGATGGAAGACGATATCCAACGTTATCCACCCTCAGGCGGGGAGCCTGGAAAGGACCTAAGAAAATCAAAGTTGATTCAACTTCCCTTATATAACCCTCGGGGAGAGGGCCAGGAGGAAAAAGCTCATAACTCCGTATACCGGAATGACGATGTACCCCGGTCGAAAGAAGATCCGACGACTCCGCCTGGAAGGCGAAGAGGAACTTCTTTGGATAACGACCGGAGGACATCTCGTCTCGGATAGAGTTGAGAAAGAACCTCCCAAAGCGACGTTGAAAAGGGGTAAACCGAATATTCGGAAAAACCTCTGAGAAGATAGGGAAACCTAACCCTCCAAGTATACGGGGAAGAAAGAGATTATACCGACCATTGTCGGTCATCTTCTTAATCTGATACAGGTTATGGTGTAAAAACCTGTTATGTGCACGGATCTTATCCTCTGCATCCCCTACCACAATCCTATACATCTCCTCAAGGGAGAGTTCACGGGTCCAATCTTGGACCTTCCCCTTAGATTGTGCGTAGAGAAGACCTGTATTAAAATACGGGACTTCACGTATACTATAATTCATCTGTATGTCTAGATTATTTGGGCCGACACGAAAAGATTTACATTCGTAAAGGACCGAATTCAGGGTCACTAAAGAGGGATGGCAGTAATTCTTCCCGAGAGAAAGGGAAAAGCCTGCCTTCCCAATCCAGCGTAGCCAGATGGCGTAGTGCGTCTCATTAGAACGAAACGCTATATCATCGCCATTGATCTTAACTGGCAAACGTTCGACCGGAATGGTTGTACCCAAATATTCTTCCAAGGAAAGCCAATAGGCAACTAAGTTAATCAAGCATAAGAAAGGAAAAGAGATGGGGGAACCCATCAACTGACCTGTCTTTTGTAGAAACTTAATGGAGCCCAAGGCAACCAAACGTTTAGAGGGGTCTATTAAAGTTGCCCCTATATCAAGAAACGTTGGATACTTCTCAGAGAGCTTCTCTCTTATAGACCGTAACTCGGTCTCTGTACACTTCGTCGAAGAAATCCCAATCTCACGTAGAAAGGGTCGACAAGGATAAGAGAGAATATGTTCAGAGAGGACTTTCCTCATGATATACAGATATTGTAACACCTTATGGTAACCGGGAGAAAAACACGTCCTACTGCGTACAAGACCAATGTACACATCAAGGGCTAATAACGTCACTTCTATAGAGATTCCGTCTGTAGCAGCCGAAAAATCCCCAGAGACAAAAAAGTCATTAGGGACTAAAGGAACCGTATCAGACCAGAAGAACCTCTCATTAAGAAAGTGTTGTAATTTACTCTCGGTAACCAAAATGGAGTAGATATGAGAAGAGTTTATAGACTCATGAGTTAACTCGAAGCAGGGGTATTTCTGTAAGGATTTCCAAAGAGCCTGTTGGAAAGGCTTGGCGAGATAGTAGATCTCGCCTTCTCCTGCAGTAATCACCCGAACCTTAAGGAACTCACGAACCGCTACAACATTACAGCGAATAAAGTCATCGAAAAGTTGATTATAAACCTGAGAGATCAGGTTCGACTTAAAGTCATCAGGGACATAACGGCCACGAATGGTCGCAATCCCGTTATCTGACTCAGCCATTAACAAAATGTCGTTGAAATAACGCTGTTTTTGCAGCCAGAGACGATACTCGCGGGCATGAATTGGTACCCCCACTAGAGGGCCATAGTCCTCGTGTATATAAAGGGTGTTAGGATTACTCTTCTCACCTTTAATACGCATGAGGGCCTCCTCTGCATCAGCATATTGGCCACCAAGACCTCGTGAGGTCTGATAGCTAGCTGACTTAGAAGGTTCATGAACGCGGATCATCTCCGGAATCGGTAGATTGAAGTTAGAACCACCCGCAAGTAGGCGGAACTTCGATTCCATCGACTCTAATATAATCTCTTCTACACCAGAAGAAGCTCTGGTAAGTGTCTTTTGATGTTTCAGATACGTCTGATCAACGTAACACTGAGGAACAACATCAGTACCTCTCTTAACACCTTGGAGGATAGAAAAGAACAAACCAGAGCACTTGCGATTTTTCGATTTATATCTTGACCTAAGGACCCGTTTCAACCTGGGTCCAAAGGGGAAGATATTATCCACGAAGCCAGAGGGCTTCGATGGCAAAGGATTATCCATATACCTAGCCATGGGATAGACAGTAATATACTTAGCGAAGGCAACAAAAGAAGTTAGCTCCCACTTAGATGTATTATTGTAAAATTGAAAAATCTCTTCCGCTCGAAGTGTTACAATCTTCGGCAATCGATCTAATAGAACCTCAGTATAACTAAGGGTCAAAAAGAGAGATTGACGGGCGGAGGGTGCTCGCAAGACAAGGATGGGAAGGTAAGACAGCTTCCCAAGATAAAACAACCCTGTCTCTAAGCCACGGCGGCGATCTGGAGGTGTAAAGAACACCTTCTCTTCCAGTTTGCTGCAGCGTCCTGAGCGAATGATATCTACATTATTGACAAACCCTTTGATCATCCCGTGTAAACGGTAAATGAGTGAGGAGTCATTAAAAACAATGTAGGCATCATTCCGTTGAGCTCCACCTTGGAACTCGACCAGGCCTTTTTTCATCACATCAAGAACAGTTAGTGCATCTAGTACCGACTGTACCGATACCGTTCTTAATTGGACGGATGGGCGATTTAGAAGTTTTTCTTCGAAATCGCTTGTCATATTATTTGACAAATCGGCTGTGCCCCATACGGGACCAGACG